TTCCAGACCTTCCAACTCCCCCACCTCGATTCGAACGAGGAACCTTAGAGTTAACAGCTCTCTGCTCTGCCGTTGAGCTATAGGGGAATAATTTGGAGAATAAATCTCCAAGCGTTTCAGGAGGGACTTGAACCCCCGACCAACTGCTTAGAAGGCAGATGCTCTATCCATCTGAGCTACTGAAACATTAATGGAAGAATATTCTTCCAAGTAGGACTGTAGAGAATTGAACTCCATTCACACCGTTATAAGCAGTGGGCCTTAACCAATAGGCGACAGTCCCTTATGGGAGGGTCTTATGGAAGAGTTGGAACCCCGCCTGCCCATGAGATTATTATAGATGGAGAGGGAGCATCTGTCAAGCCCCCTCTACCTATTTAATTTTTCAAACTTCTACCGTGATCAGTCGGTTAGCATACTCATGAGCATAAGATGTACGAGCACCATGAATGCCCCAACCAATCCAACTATACGCATAGTCCATGTAACGATCGATAGACTTACCAGGAGTTTTCATCCTGTCTTCAATTCGTTTCCATTGAACCTCAGTTGTTAGATAACCAAGTTGCGTTTGAAGTTCTGATGGAGAACCACCAAACTTCTTAGCAAAATCACCCAATCCATAATAACGATCGGCAGATGTCCATTGGATCAGACCATAACCACGACCGCAGTGATGGTACTGAGTTCTACTACCACCTTCACAAATATTAGGCACGAACATGGATTCCTGCTTAATATTGCCCAGGATAGTAGCAAGGGCGTTTCTGTCTTTAATTCCTTGATCTTGGAAATAATCCAAGGCAAGTTGTTCATGTTCTGAACACCCTTTACAAATTAGCCTTTTCTCTTTTGGCTTTTCGGGAGCAACCTCTTTGGTCGCTGTCGTAGTTTCAAACTCCTTAATAACAGAAAACGGCACTGGAGGTGTCGTCAGGGGAGGAAATACAGGCAGTGTTGCCACATTGGTTGTAACCGATGCCAGAAGGGGCAGGGCTACAGTAAAGAATTGTTGCATTAATTTTAATTGAACTCTACATCCGTATAGAAGGGGGGTACACCACCTCTCTCGAAGGGCACCTTCCACGGCTCTAATTGTCACTCACTTTCTCATAGTGAAAAACCCACCGCTTGAGTGGGTTCGTACATAATAAGATATTATTTAGGATTTGTCAATAAAGACATTCTTCTTCACCACCAACTTCACGAACTTTTTCCAAATACATAATATCCAATGTTTTATTAGGATCATCATATTCAACAATCCATTCATCAAATTCTTCAGCAATCGCCATAGCATTTAAATAATAATACATTTTATCTGTTTTTGGCGATTCAGTTTCAGACAATTCATGAATTTTGTCAATTGACCACTGACGGATATCAGCAACAATTTCTTCAGTTGTCATTTCCATAATAATCTTTTCGGAAGTACCTGTTGAGGATGTTTCCATTGTAGTACTTGGGCGTTCCGTCGTCAAGTGATTCTGTGAGGACATTGTTGGCAAAGAGTTGCCTTGTTTCTTCAAAGTTAGTTTTGCCCTTTGTTTTATGTAATGAGATAATAGTGCGCGTAAAATTTTCCCTACCATACTGCTTTACATCCTCCTTGAGTTCTGGACATGATCCATAATAGCACTTCCAGTCAGATTCTGCCTTAACTTTTCTAGACTTCCCCTTTGGTGTGCGGAATGACCAGAAATATTTTCTACCAATATAATCCCTATTAGTTTTATTGCAATGTATGTGATATACAAAACCAAAATAATCTTGAATATCACTTGAACCAAATACTTTCCCACTGTAGGTCCAAGGATTTTCATAGTCAATATCTGTACTCATCTATTATATCAAGAACTTCGTTCAGATATTTATGAGCAAGACCCTTCATATCCATTTCTGGGCGAATATGTTCCTTATAAAGATTATTTTTCAATCTCAAAACTCTTTCTTTCATTTCACCTTTGGTAAGTTGATTTTTAGACATAGATAACTTTACAACTAAAGTACTTATAAAAAAAGAGACCTACTAGAGGTCTCTTTGTTTTGATTTTAAAATATTATCAAATATTTCCAATGATCTCTTCTAACCAAGATTCACTCATATTTGCCATAATTACGATTGCATTTTCGTTAGTATCAGCATATCCTTCAGCAATAAGATGCTCAAGAACTACATCAAATAAATCATCTCTTTGAACTTCTTCACCAAGTTTTGATGCAACCTTACCAGCACCCGTAGAAACCGCCCTTGCTGCCTTTCCTACAGCACTCTTAGCACCAGCTTTCGCAGCACTTGCAGCACCTTTCACATTACGCTTTGCAACTGCTGCCTTGTTCTTAGCAGATTGTACTGCCTTATTTTTAACATCAGATGCTGCTTGCTTAGCAGAACGTGCTGCTGCATATCCTGATACTGCTGCAGATGCTGCCTTTTGCTTCACTTTACCAGCTGCTGCCTTAATTTTAGCACCAACTCTAGATTTAATATCTTTAGCAACGGCAGAACGAAGTTCACCTCTACCTTTGCTAGATTGAGTTTTGAGACCAGCACCCTTAACCAAATTACGGGAAGATGCATACTTAGCAGCACCTACATGTGATTGCTGTTTAACATCTTTAACTTTTTTTTCTGCAGATTTTTTTGCAGATGCTGCAGTTGATTTAACTTTAGCAACTCCTGCTTTTACAGATGCTTTAACTTTAGCAACTCTTTCTGCTCTTTTTTCTTTAGCGACTACAGCAGCACCAGATTTTCTAGCAGCGGCAGCAGATTTTTCACTAGCAGCAGCGGCAGCTTTATTTCTCTCTGCTCTTGCACTCATCTGCTGAGGGGTCATTCTTGCCTCATCGAGGACATTTATACCAAGAGCTTCTTCTAAAATTTCTTCGATTTCATCAATTTCAAAACCTTCGTCAAGAATTTCAAAAATTGATTCTTCTATAATACTAGTTAATTCTTCGTCTGACAGGTCTTCTGCACCTGCAAACTCTTCAGACATTTCCTCAAATTCTAGTCTAAGTACTTCATCATAAATGGCATTGTATGCCTCGTAAAGATTAAAAACACTCATTTCTCTATTTTTTGTTGTTTAAATATATTTATAAAAAAAGGGGAGGTTACCCTCCCCAACATATTTAAAGTTTAAATCCACTAAATGTATCCTTTTTAACATCTTGTTTGATACCACCAACAATATAAGATTCCACTTCGGTTTCTTGAGGAGCAACTTGTAGACCTTTAGAACTGATCCAATGCTCTGTCCATGGAAGAGGATTATTTGTTGCTGGTACATCATAAACTGGTTTCAATCCAATTGATTTCATCCTACGATTAGCAATCCATTCAACATACTGCTGAAGAAGTTTATCATTAAGTCCAATCATACTACCATCTTTAAAAAGATAATCCGCCCAACGCTTTTCTTCATTTACAGCACGATCAAACATTTTATAGACCCACTCTTCTTCTTCTTTCGCAATCTGCTTCATCTCTGGATCATCACCATCTTTCCACTTATTTAAGATATTTTGAGTAATTGCTAAGTGTTGATTTTCGTCTCTTGCGATGAGAGAGATGATCTTAGCTGATCCTTCCATAAGCTTAAGTTCACCGAAAGCGAAAGAACAAGCAAAACTAACGTAAAAGCGAATACCTTCAAGAATATTAACGTTTGCGACTGCTCTGTAAAGTTTTCTTTTGACATCATTGAGTGTTTGCTTTGCTGACGTAACTCCTTCAAGTTGATGTATCCAAGCATTAGAAGATCCGTATTCTTGTGCTGACTGAATAAATTCATCATATGCCTCAGTCACGCTAGTAGCACGTTCTACAATACGGTCGTCAGTAACAATAGCATCAAAAACTTCAGATGGATCTGAATAAACATTTTTAATAATATAAGTATAAGAGCGACTATGGATCATCTCCATAAATCCCCATACCTCCATACATGCCTCAAGTTCTGGTAAAGAACAATAAGGAATGAACGCCATACCAGGTCCACGACCCTGAACAGAATCAAGCATAATCTGATACTTCAGATTAGAAGTATAGATATGCTTTTGTTCTGGGCGAAGAGTTTGGTAATCTCCACGATCCTTCTGGAGAGACACCTCTTCGGGTCTCCAAAAATAACCAAGTTGTTGTGTGGTTAATCTATCAAAAACAGGATATTTGTATGAATCATATCTCTGAATTCCTAGAGGTTTTCCAAAAAACATGGGTTGTTTTTTAGTATCTACTTGTTCGGTGTTGAAAACCGTCATCCCCTTCATTTTTAGATTTTCCCCCATATTACCCAGAAACTCGATTTGCATTCCTTTTCTCCTTTACTTTCCAAAATTTGATCACCACAATTAATATTTAAACTTTTAAAAAATTAGCAATTTTTAAATTTTACAACTCTCACAATCTTCTTCAGAATCTAAAATGTCTGAAAGTAAATTTTCAAGAGATTGTTTGGTTTCTTCAATTTCATCAGTCTTATGATCATAAGTATTCTGATAATAAGAAGTCTTCCATCCATACTTGTAAGTATTCAGAAAATCTTGTGCCATCACAGACACAGGAACTTCATTATCGGGATAATTTTCTGGATTATACGACCAGTTTCCAGAGATCGCCTGATCAAAGAACTTCTGCATAACAGCAACAATATTGATATAACCAGCATTGCTAGGCATATCCCAAAGAAGCGTATAGTTATTCTTAAGAGATTGATACTGTGGAACAATTTGCTTAAGTGGTCCTTTCTTGGACTTCTTAACGGACAAGTATCCCCTAGGTGGTTCAATTCCATTAGTTGCGTTTGACACAACGGAACTGCTCTCCGATGGCATCTGTGCGGACAGTGTTGAGTGCCTAATACCGTATTGTAAGATAGATGCCCTAAGAGTTTCCCAATCATGCTGGAGAGGAATAGAAGAAATTTCGTCTACATCTTTTTTATAAGTATCAATGGGAAGAATTCCTTGCGAATACTTTGTTCTATTAAAATATTCACAAGAACCCTTTTCTTTGGCAACTTGGTTGGACGATTTCAACAAGTAATATTGAAATGATTCGGTAAGTCCATGAACAGCATCCCACGCCCCTTGAGAATCATATTTAAACCCAAGTTTTGCCAAATAGTGTGCTAACCCAATAAACCCTATGCCAAGTGATCTACGTGCCTTTGTAGCGACTTCTGCGGCGATTACAGGGTACTTTTGATAGTCAATCAACTCTTCTAATCCACGAACAGAAAGATCACAAAGTTCTTCAAGTTCTTCATCAGATTTTACTTTACCGACATTAATAGCAGAAAGAATACAAAGAGCAATCTCACCACCACCATCAATGTGCTGGATAGGATCTGTAGGAAGAGTAATTTCCTGACAAAGATTTGACATATTTACTTTGTCAAGGAAGGAACTGTGAGAGTTACAATGATCAATATTCATAAGATAAATACGACCAGTCTCTGCCCTTTCCTTCAGGAGATCCAGAATGAGTTCTTGAGCTCCAATAGTTTTTCGTGGAATAGAGAGATCTCGTTCGTAATCCACATATAGATCGTCAAAATTATCAGTTCCGAAAGCATCATACAGACCAGGCACGTCGTGTGGCGAGAAGAGTGTGATTTCTCCATCTTGGATAAAGCGTTCATAGAACAGTTTAGAGATTTGGATAGAGTAGTCTAACTTACGGACACGATTATCTTCAGTTCCTTTATTATTCTTTAATACAATAATGTCCTCTATTTCTTGGTGCCAGATTGGGAAGTGGACAGTTGCTGATCCACCACGGATGCCATTTTGAGTACAGCATCGGACAGTTGCTTCAAACTTTTTGAGGAATGGGACAACACCTGTGTGCTGAACTTCTCCGCCTCTGATTTTGCTGTTGATGCCACGGATGCGACCTGCGTTGATACCGATGCCCGCCCTTTGTGAAACATACCTGCCGATAGCCATATCAGAACTAAAGATGCTATCGAGGGTGTCATCAACATCAACAAGAACACAGCTAGCAAATTGTCGAAGTGGAGTTCTAACCCCTGCCATGATAGGTGTGGGAATGTTGATTTTGTGTTTGGAGATTGCGTCATAGTACCTCCTTACATATGACATTCTAGTTTCTTTTGGATACCCTGCAAAAATTGTCAGGGCAATCATCATGTACATAAACTGTGGTGTTTCATACACTACCCCACTACTTCTATCTTGCACAAGGTATTTGTCAACGACTTGACGTAGACCTGCATAAGTGAATAAGAAGTCACGATTATGATCAATAAAGTGATCTGCTTTAGCAAGTTCTTCTTCAGTATAATTATCAAAGATTTCCGAATCATATACATTTCTATTCACACATTTGGTAATGTGATCATTAAGTGATGGAAATTCTCTCATTCTACCGTAAATACTTTTACGAATAGAGAATAATAACAATCTAGCAGCAACGAATTGATAATTTGGATGATCAAGATCAATCAAATCACTTGCACTACGAATAAGAATTTCTTGGATCTCTGCTGTGGTAATGCCATCATAAAATTGAATGCCAGACTGCATCTCAACTTGAGAGGCAGAAACTCCAGCAAGATCTTTACATGCTTCATCAACCATAACATGCATTTTATCGAGATTAATATTCTCGATAGATCCATCTCTTTTTTTAACCTTTAAACCGTTGCTCATATTTTTTTCCAGTTAGTAAATTTAAGTTTTGCCTGTAATCCACTATAGGTATTTAATTCTACCATCTTCTGAACATTATGTCCAGATAAAATCATGTCATTAATATCTTTATCCTTTATTGTTGTAGGCCAAATTACAACTCTTTCACCTCGGTCAATTGTTTTGGAGATTCTAGATACAATTTCTGCATTTCGTGGTTCGTTATCATACACCCAAACAGGATTGTTAACATTCCACTTATTAAGATCACCATCAGCTCCACAAAGAGCAATCGCGTTTGAAATGAAAGTGGAATCGAAGGGACCTTCAGTGACATAAATTGTTTCATAATTTTTAATATTATCTAAACCATAAATTTTTGGTGCATCATCATCAATCATGATGGTAATATATTTAACCTTGT